TCTTATCTGCTGCACCGGGATCGTCGCTGAAGACCCCCCAAGCGATCACCAAAATTGGCGCCGTTAATACTAAAAGTACAAACTCGTCTTTCCAGTCCGATTGTCTGGCTTCTAATAATTTGCCTTGGTATTCGCTCTCACCTTTAGCCATTTTAGAGGCATGCATGTGTTGAGCGTCTGCCATCGCCATCTTTGTTTCTTGTTTTTTCTTATAGATGTGCGTTGCAGCATTTAACCCTAATTTAAGAGCACTGA